TTCTTTTTTTAACTTACGCAGTTGTAAAAACAAAATGACGCATTTATGCGTCGCCTGTGGTAGATGAGCAGTCACAATTCGGCTATTTCTAGCCGAACCGACTTGAACCCTGTGGTGAGTTCGCAGTCACTATACATCGCTACCGTAGTTGGGCGGTTGTGCTGTACCCATTTGCTCATTCATTACAACGCGAGCCCGTCAAACCCTTGCATAATAGTTCTTGGCGGACCTGGGGATTGTCTTTTTCTAAGAGCCCCATCATTTTTTGCCGTTTGCATCAAAGGATTCACCTGTCGCCTTGTCGGCCGCATTTCCTTGCTCACTGGTTGCGATGCTATGTTTGCCTATTGGAATTTTTTAAGAAATTGTAGTTTGCCTATCGCACTTGTTTATATGAGTTTTCTTTCTAGGTCAATCTTTTTGGCTTTAAATACCAAGATGCATTGGACGTACCAAGGAAAAGAAATTACCACGATACCAGAAGACATAGTTGGTTTCGTGTATCTCATAACCAACACGGTCAACGGTAGGATGTACATAGGCAAGAAATTGGCCAGGTTCAGGAGATCCAGGCCACCACTCAAAGGCAGAAAGAACAAGCGTAGGTACAAGGTGGATTCTGATTGGCAGGAGTACTACGGATCAAGTGATGATCTAACGATAGATGTCAACAAACTGGGTAAGGACAAGTTCACTAGGGAGATACTGTTTTGGTGCAAGTCCAAGGCGGAACTATCTTATGTTGAGGCACGTGAACAGTTTGCACGTAAGGTGCTGGAGACCAATGATTACTACAACGGCCACATCCGTGTCAGGGTGCATGGCAAGGGAATTCTCAAATCATAAAAAAACCCCCGACTAGTTAAAGCCGGAGGCTATTTAGAATTGCAATCCAATTGATCGATTACGCCGCTGTCTTTGCCGCGTTCTTGACTTCCTGAATTTCTTTTCTTCTCGCTTTGATCAGTTTAGATAAGTTTGCTAGGGCCTTTCTGGCTCTAGTCGCAGATGCTTTCACACCCTTATCAACGAACTTCCCATTCTCTTCTGAGTAAGTTTGTATCTCTGTCATTATAGCGTCGTGTGTTTCATTTGACATAATTTACGTCCTTCCTTTATTATCGTACGATTAACATTAATTAACGTCAGTGTAATTAAAGCACGTAAGAAGTGGTTTTGTCAACATAAAAATCAAACAATTATGTCAACATCATTGGCATAGTTGGTAAAACCATTCTCTTTTACAACTTTCAGTACACTATTCACTCTGCTTACCAATTCGTCTTTGTGAGAGATCAGAAATATGTTCTTTTTCTGTGTCCTGCTCATGTCTTTGAGAACTGCCATGGAACTTTCAACTCCTGATATGTCCATGCCCGCGTCCACAAGTTCATCAATGAACAGCAAGTTGATCTGTTGATAAAGGCTCTCCCATACATCTCTGAATGCCCAACTCAGACTCAATATCAATCTATTTCTTTCACCCCTACTTAAATTATCAAAGTCAAGTTCCCTGCCCAGTTCCTCGATACGCACTGTTAGATCTGATTGGAATGTGACCGTGTGTGGCAGTTTGACCTTGCCCAGGAAGTATGCCAATCGCTGGTTTAGATAGGTCAAGTTCTGTTCTATGATCCTGGTCCTTATGAATGAGTCTTTGGCGGTCAAAAGTTTGTACAGGAATTCCTGGTGCCTGTGCAGGTCCTCCAGCTCGTTGGCTTTCTCGTAGTCCACTTCCTGTATAGCGGACTTGGTCATCTCCGCTATCTGTTCTGCGTAGGTGTCCTCTTTCTTCTCTGTCTGTTCCAACTGTCGTTTGAGATCCTGTAGTGATCCCTTGTGGTTGTAGGCCTCGTCTATGGTGTCATAGTATGTCTCCGGCACTTGGCCCAGCTCTCCCACCTCATCTATGCCTTCCTGTATCTTCGCAAGATCTGATTTCAGTTTCGTCACGTAGTCTGTGGATTCTGTCAGTTGCACTTTGAGTTTGTCCACGAGATGTGTGTGCTTGTCGTCGTGCAGTTCCTGTTCGCATGTCGGACATTTCTGTTGTTCCGCGTATTCTAGATCTGTGTTTGTCTTTGTCACAGTGCTTTCCGCTTTCGTCAAGGAATCCTCATGATATGCTTTCTCTTTCTCTAGGCTCCTCAACATGGTCTGTAGTTCATGCCTCTTCTGCAGTTTCTTGTGCTTCTCTATCTCGATCTCACTGTCCACTTTCTCCAGTTCAGCGATCGCTTCCTTGAAACTCTTTATGTCCTCATCTTTCTGATTTGCCCAGGCGTTTGATCTTATTTTCAAACTTTCTATGGACTCCTGTATCTTTTCGTTGGAGGCAACCTTGGCGTCTATACGCATCTTCTCTTCGGTCAGCATCTGTTTGGTTGCTTTTTGCTTTTCCTTCAGTAAGTCCGCTTTCTGTGAAAGTAATGTTATACCAAGCAACTGTTCAATTATCTCTCTCTGTTCTGCCTGTTTGGTGGATAGGAAAGGTTGTGTGTAGGTGTTCAGTGCGATGATGTTCTTGAACATTGAGTGGGTCATGCCCATCAGTTTGTTGATCTCTACTTGTGTCTCCCTGTTCTCACCTTGTGCTTCGTTGTTGTCTGTGTTCTGTTCTATGTCGTTGGCATAGAATCTGAATATCTGTGGTTTACGTCCTCGCTCTATAGTGTACGTCACTCCGTTCTTTATGAACTTTACACTTACCAACATGCCTTTCTCGTTGGTCTTGTTGACAAGATTATCTCTACGTATATTCGTTAGTGCTTCGCCAAAGAACACATAACTCAGTGCGTTTATGATGGTGGTCTTACCTGTACCGTTTCTGGCACCTGCATCATCACCACCAAGGTCCATGTTCTCACCGATAACCAGCACTAGGCTCTTGTTGGAGAAGTCTATGGCCTGGGCCTGGTTGCCCACACTCATGAAGTTCTTTACCGTTAGTTCCTTAATCGTTAACATTCTTTTTCCTACGTTTCTTTTTGCCTATGTTCTCTATTGCTTCATACACTGCCAAAGGTGTTGATAAGGTTTGATCCTCTACCCACTTTTTGTAGCCTTTCAACCATTCCTCCTGCGTTGGTGGATTTTTGAATCTTTCAAAGATATCAGACTTTGTCATCTTAACTTCGAGGTCACCTTTCAGTGCTTTAATCAATTTCTTTTTACTAATTCGTGACATCCAGGTCGTTGTAAATTGCTGTTAGTACGTTCTTGTCGTAGACCTCTGAGTCCACACCCTGTAACTGCTTGATTACGATCTGATCCACGCTGTCAAACTTCTGCACTTCCACCAGTGGTTGCTGTGCGTTGTCCACCTGCTCCGGTATCAGTTGCAGTTCCCTCAATTGGTATTTGTCTATGAATGTTTCCCTCACGAAGTTTGCTTCCTCGTAACTAATTTTTATGTCTAATGTTACCCTCACGTACATCTTTGGTTTCAGGTACTTGTCAGGGTCTTCCAGTAGTTCAGAAACTTTTATTGTGATGTATCTAGGCATTTCCGGCCAGTTGATGAACTTGGGTTCCTGCCCGTATTCCAGTATCATCATGCCTCGATCGTCATCCCAGGCGTCCGCGTAGTTGTGTGGGAAGGCGTTGCCCATGTATGTGACGTTCTTCATGTACTGCCTCTTGTGGAAGTGTCCTGAGAACACCTTGCCACATCCTGCGAAATGGTCTGTCTGTATTCCGCCCACATCCGGCATTTCCACCATGGCGTTCATCTTGAAGTAGGGCAGTTCAAAGTGTCCAAACACGTACTTCTGCTTCATCTTTTCGATCTTCTTCCATTCGTCCTGTACCACCCATGGTATGATAGCGACATCGTCCTCCACTAACCATTCGTTCACTATGTGTATGTTTGGAATGTTTCTGATGTACTCCATTGAGTTGATTTCTCTCTTGTCCCTGTAGTATAGGTCGTGGTTGCCCATGATCACGTACACTTTCTCAAACGCCGCACCCAGCCGTTCCATGTTGGAAACTGTGTAGTTCATGGTACTTACATTTGTGGCTGATCTGTGATGGTGCCAGTCGCCCAGGAATATGCAGGTCTCACAACCTTCTGCCTTGGCCTGTGCTA